AGCGTCGCCAGAAACCGTGGAGGTGATGTTGGCCTGGATGGCGCCTTCACCAATACCGGAAGCAGCGGTAGGACCACTGGAGTCGCGGCCAAAGGAGATCACGTTACCGGTAGCGGCAAACACACCTGAAGAAACGCGGCCATCACCCCAGCCAGAAGCCACCGAAATGGCAGCACGATAAACGTAGGCGGGAAGAGTGGTGCTACCAGAGATCACCATGCCCGTGATGTCGGGGCGGGTGTCATCTTGGCGGTAGGGAGACGGAACAATCACCGTACCGGTCACCAGGGGTGCGCCAGAGGTTTGGGTAACTGCAACGTAACCACGTTGTTGGAAGTAACGATAGCCAGGGGTAGCCAGTACCGAAGTAGGGCCGCCCTTGCTAAAATCGTTTGTGTTATCGGCGGTTACGTCGATGTTCTTGTACCAGCCGTTAAGAGCATTGCTCCAGTTGCCGGGATAGATTTTTTTAGCGGATAAATAAGTCATTTATGTTTCCTTATTGGTTTGTGTATTGGTTAAGATCAGATGGTGCCATCATCGGAGACATAGCTGTAGGCGGTGGTAACGAAGTCCTTGTTAAGGATATCAAAACCAGCGTACAGTTGCCAGATCAAGATGATGAAACGGCTGAAGTCATCGTTGTTGTTGATGAGGACCTGAGCGTTCGGGCCGCCGATACCAACGCCAACTGCCTGGGGACCAAAGAAGTAACCTTGAGCAACTTCTTGTGCGGTATAAGAACCACCGGTACCAGCAAAAGAAGTGGTGACGGTTTTGGTCGGGAAGTTGGTTGATTCGAAGAATTTAACACCTTCGAACTGCACGCCGGTAGGCATGACGGGTTCACCGGCCAGGAAGTAGCCTTGACCAGCTTGAGGACCCTGGAAGAAGCTGGCGTTGTTAGGCAGCATGGGGTTACCCATGTACATGCCTTGACCAGGATTACCAGAGTAACGGGCGATCTCACGGAAGTCGGGGTCACGACGCAGGTGCATCATGAACGTAGGATCGCAAAGGCAACGATACAGACCATCGGAGTAGGTCGGCACGTTACGCTTACGCAGGTCCTTGACAACGGTCAGAAGGTCGGTGCGAACAGAGAACTGCTGAAGGTCAGCGGTGTACTCAGTAGAGGTATAGGTGATTTGACCAGAAGCATTCTTGGTCTTGGCACCAGCGAAATAGTAACCGCCTTGGGTGGTTGAAGCGGCACCATTAGCTTCGGCTTTGGCAAGCTCGTCAATGAAGACGCGGTCACGCCACCGGCGATAGTCATCAAGCAGCGTCAGGCTACCGATGGACTGGTGGAACATGTTCAGGTTGCCGCTATCAAGCAGCAGACGCTGAGCAGTGATCAGGGTTTCGCGGGCAATCTTGAAGGTCGAAGGCTGGGTCGGATCGCCGGGGTCCGCAGGACCGGTGTATTCCTTAAGCACCACCAGGACTTTCTCCTTGGTGATGTTACGGCTATTGGCAGTACCAATAGTCTGGTCGGCAATACGCTCGCGGCTATCCTTGGTACCAGGAGTACCCCAAAACTTGTAGCGGTCCAACTGTACGGTTTGACCGGGCTGACGGGTGAAGTCGTGGACAACCACGGGCTCAACCGCCATCTCGGCAATGTAAGCAGGGTGGGGACGATAGAGTTCGGCCCCTAGGATTTTCGGAAAATCGTTATCAATAAACACTTTGTGCTATCCTCCAGAATCGCAGGAAATTTTATCGGGTGAAAGATGCAGACATTAGCATGTCTTATCTACTACAAATTTTAACAGGCCGTAATTTTTATCAGTAGTACTGAGGAGTCGTTTGTTTGTAAACAGCTCCATATGAATTACTGGAACCGTAAGATTCGGGATCCACAACAGATTGTTGTTGGAAACCAGGGACTCCAAGTGCCCCAGGGACCATACCAGCTGCAACGCCACCTAAGCCCGCAAGAGCAGCGGCACCGGGAACAGCTAAACCTGCGGCTGCCTTTTGAACAGCAGAAGCAGGAATATTACCGGCAGCCATATATGCGTCTGTAAGTACATCACGCATGCCACCAAGGGCTTTATAGCGTGCGCCACCTTTTCGCACAGATTCCCTTGCGGCTTGTACTGCTCTATCAGGACGTTCGATGGTTTTCTGCATGATCTCGCCAATAGCCGGGGCATAACGTCCAGCAAGACGAGCAGCACCAAGGCCACCCCTGGCACCTAAAGCAGCGGCCATACCACCTAAAGCGGCAGTACCACTATCTTCTCCTTGTCCAGCAAGGGCTCCACCAACCGCCAAACCGGCGGCAGCGGGAAGCCCGTACGCAAGTAAAGGTCGTGTGCTGCCAAGAGGAGTTCTCATGGCGTCACTCCATTACAAACAGTTTGTTTGCAACAGTGTTGGGTTGTGCGTGGTTCAGCATGCGCCAGGCATTCTGGGGATCACGCGCCATGGTCTCACTGAAACCGCCCCAGAAATTCTGAGGGGCCTGAAGAGCTGCGGCAGAAGGAGGAGCAGGGAAGTTACCGTACTGCGGATTGATCGCTGCAGTGGGATAACCTTGCGTCTCAAGCTGTTGCTCGTTTTCGTACACGGGGTACGGACCTTCGGGACCAAAGAACTTCAGCGTGTAGTCGCTAAGCACATCGGGGTTGGTCAGAATCTCGTTATAAGCCAGGTTCTCCTGGTGCTCATTAACGGCGAAGTTGGCGTAACCATGAAGCTGGTTAACAGCGTTGACGGAAACATTGGCATAACCACAAATCAGATCAGCGGCCTTGCTTCCCCATGCGACCGCGCTGTCCAGCATTCCTTCCAGGTTGAGGGCGTACTGGTTCAGAATTCCCGGAGCTTCCATCCCGAACGCGCCCAGGACCTGACGAGTTTGGTCGCTTAGGTTGTAGTAATCCGCTATTGCGCTGTCCACTTCCGCGTGCGCCTGCGCCGCCGAGGATCCCGTCAAGTAGGTTGGGGAAGAGTTGGGCGAGTATCCCCGGTTGAGATACGAGGTCGGCGCTACCGATTGTTGCGTAGCCTGGGGGCTGCTGTACCCGTAGTTGGCCGGGGTATACGCTGTCGTCGGAGCTGATGGTTGACCCAGGAACGGGGATTGAACTGGAGCGCTCAGTACGTTCACTACCTTGTTGAACGCCGACTCCCAAGGGTTCGCCGCCTGTTGGTATTGGGGGGCGTACTGAGTAGGGGCTGATTGGTAGCTGGGGGCCGCTTGGGGCACTGCTTGGGGGTAGCTGGTACCCACTTGATAAGCCTGGGGCGCCACCTGGTAGCTGACCGGGGCTGCTTGCGGTGCTGCCACCACGTAGCTGCTCGGGGCGACGGCTGGTGCTTGGCTCATCTGTGGGATCGATTGGACGGTAGCGTCCTGCATAACTCATCTCCTTTTGTAAAGCTTCTAAGGTTCGATACAGATATGGAGTTAAATCCAATCGCGGATCCGCAGCCATCGGTAAATCCGGTGATTGCGGGTGAGGAGTCTGCATCATGCCCCCCACTAGGCGAGAGAATTGAGAGTAAGCACCCTGCAATTCATTCACCATCCTGAACGGGAAGCCTGAGAGCATCCCGGCCCTTTCCTCATCTGTTTTAGATGGGAATAGGTATTTCAGTGCTTCAATGCTATCAACACCTAACTCTTGTAGGTTCCTCACCACGATAGAGTTGTTTAGTGTGTCTTGCGTTGAGTCTTCATAAACAGGGCCAAGCCAACGCCATTGCATTGTTACATCACCATCAGGGATGAGTCCCAAAACACCTGGCGGCATTTGTTGTGTCTTGAGGCATGCCATCATTAGACGTTTGACTTGCTCCTCAAACCCAGTCATTGCTTCTTCATACATATCAACCTGTTCTTGAGAAGCATTCTCATCAGGCTCCACGGGTTTCTCTACTCCTGCTGCCGCCGCTAACGTCTCACGGAACAGGCGTTCTTCCTGGAAAATAATAAGTTCCAGGCAACGACAAATTCCGTAAGTATAAATTGAAGTAGCTTTTTTCTTTGAAGTTGCAGAAACGCGTCCAAATAGTGATTTGTATTCAGTTGCTGTTACGCCAGCGGAAATAGATAGTTCATCTACACCACCAAGGGCGGTCCGGATTTCCTCTCTATATTGACGAGCAAATGAATTTTGATCTCCAGTAATTGCATCTGGAACAATGTAGCCAACTCGATCGTTTGGTTCCAGGTTTGCAATGACGCGCGGAACCCTGATCTCACCATCTACACCACGACTAATTGGATCAGCCTTGAAACGTGATTGGCTTAAGGGACCAAGACCAGTAAAGCCTGAGTTTGCTGCGATAGAAGGACGTTGAACAACGCTGTCCCCACCGGACTCCATCAGGTCTGTCTTGGGACGAGATGAAAGAAGAGTTGGATTACCAAAGAACTGTACGTTCTTGCGCATGGTACGCACCATTTGGTCATGCGTACAAATGTGGTTGGCAACAGCAGCGAATTCACCTATGCCTTCAGTTGCAAAACCCTTGGGATTATTAAAGATTTCAACGCAGGGAATAAATTTGAGAGTGTTGCGGAATGTTTTTGTTTTGCCGCCGTAAGAGTAATTAGGTTGCTCAAAAGACATTTCACCTTCTGAGTGGGTTTCTTCAATTTCGTTTTGTTTGATTGATAGGCGGATATAACGCTTAGCACCTTGTCCCATTGTGGCTGGGCCAGTTATGTTATTGGATTGAATATCTTGTTCATATCCAAAACCACGGCGGACCTTGTAGCTATAGATGATTACAACTTCATCCAGCTCGCCGTCAATATTGTAATAAGTCCGATACTCATGCCTACGGAAGTAGTAAAGGCGATAATTGTTTTCGGTAGGACGGATATAAAATAATCCCTGGCCATCACAGAGGAAGTAATCCCATATGGAATCCAGGCGAGTATCGATCTGATTGTATTTGACTACACGATCAATAAAATCTTTGCGTTGGTTACCAAAGTTGTCTTGTGCTGGAAAAAATTCAACTCCTTGGCGTACACCAAAAAGTTTCATCTGTGCCAAATGCGAAGCAACAATGCCAGTGTCGACCATTGTTCCGCCATCTTTTTCAAGATACGAATCAACAATCTCTTTTAATCTGGCATTAGCGTCGACAGCCATTAACTATTACCCTTACTACTGTTAATCTTAGCAGTTTTCTTTTGTTCTTAGTAAACGTATTTTACGGTTCCGGGGGGAAGTTCTTGTCCGTATTGAGGACCGTTGTACAAACCTTGGTTACCCATTGCGATTGCTCCGGCATTACCCATGGGAACTGAGCCGTTTGAATAAGCTAATGGCAACTGGGGACCACCGGGCTTAATGCCTCGATGAATCCTATCAATTTCGTCCGCAGATTTGGGATCCCATTCTTTTAACATTTTTATATCCTCTGGCGACATGCCGCGAATTCCTCTTTGCTGGATACGAAAAGATGGATCGGCTGCCATCAACGGATTAGGATTAGCCTGCGTCTGATATCCGGTATTACCAGGTGCTCCTGGGAAATTAAAAAACATTTTAAATATTGCCTGTTGTTTTTATTTTACTCTTCTATTACTTCGTATCCAGCACTGTCGTTGAGCTTGGTTAAAAGAACACCGTTTGCCTTAAGTTTCCATTCCAAGACATCCCCCTCTTGCCAGCCAAGGGTTTCTATGATGTCGTCCGGCAAAATGATGAACGATTCTCCGTTTTTGTCTTCTTGTACTTCCAAAATGTAGCTCATTTGGTCAAAAGCTTTTCCACAAGTTTATCAAGCTTCATGTTGATCTGTTTAAAATTATCATGCATTTCCTTAATTTCCCTAAGGAAGTCAACCTTAAGCACGTAGTCCAACGGTAGCCTATTGACTTTTTCTTCTAGGTTATCCAGCTTTCTTTCCTGGTCTTTTACTGTGGTAAATAGTTGTGTTGCACGCTCTGAAAAGCGTCCTAGAATTTTAGTGGCGGTCCAGGATCCGCCAGTTACGCCTGCTATACCAAGCGTAATATACACAGCTAAATACTCTGGTCCCACGACTGAAGTTCTTTTTATTATTCTAAACTTTAATAATCGAGGTGAAGCTGGCCTTTCCTAGCTAATCCCGTAACCAACCACACGAGAGCGTCTACACAATCATCATGACTACTAACGCCGAAATTCGTGAGTTCCTCGAAGAGATTTGTGAAGTTCCTGAAACGGTTGAAGATGATTTTACGATCTTCAAACATTCCCATGATGCCTCGGAAACGTGCAAGTTTATCTGCACGAAATCCTTTTACTGGATGCCAAATTAAGTTGTAAAGGTTTTCGTTGTTAAGGCAAACGCGTTTGAAATCTGCCTCAAGAGAAGCCTGATACTGGACGGCTTCCGACCAGATATCACACGTTGAATAGGTTGGGAAATAATTATTGTTGTTATCTTTCCCAAGGATAGACCAGTCATTAAGCAACTCTTTCATGGCATCTAGTTTTTCTAGATTACCCATTACGCGTATCCTGCGGTAATCAATAATATGGATGCGATCGCCAATGCGTCCACCCAGGATCATTACTGTGTAGTCATTCTTTTCTTTAATGCCCGCAGACAAGTCAACGCCAATACCCAGGGCATCAAACTCTGTTGCAATTTCCGCCTTGACAATAAGTTCTGGCGCCAGTGATAGTTCATTTTGTCTAATGACTTGGTTCATATACTGAAACGAGAAAGCAATTGGTGCTTGCCGTTTCTTTTCTTTTAGGTATTCCAGGGGCCACATCTCCGGCCAGTAGGATTCTTCCTCTCCGGTTTTTATGTTGTTCTGGATAGCAGACAGGATAATTTGAATCCAATTGTTTTGTTCATTAAATGTGGTGGAATGGATGTCGTCATGTCGGAAGCGAGTACCAAGGCAGATTGCCCTGGCACCTTCAAACATCGTTGGTGAGATCACCGCGTTCCAGTTATCCTGCATTGTCTTACGTATGTCAGGATTAGCAATATCAGCAGCAGACTTAATAGCGTCATCAATCATTACCAGGTGAGAACGTTTGGATGTCACTGAACCTTTAAGTCCAGCGGCACACAATGTAAATTGTTCATCACCTGTTACGTCAATACCAGCAAATTTGTGATCAATGGACCAGTACTCATTACTTGTTACGTTTTTAAGTAGGCGTACAGTTGGGAAAACTTCTTGATATCGCTTGCTTTCAATAATACGTTTGATGGTTGCCGATTTAGAACGAGCAATATCAACGGTATAAGAAAGGTACAGAATCTGTAGTGGAAGTTTTGCTGTCGTATGGATTCCAATGGCCCATGCCGTAAGCAAACCTAAGACAGTAGATTTGGCTGATCCCCTGGGGGCAAGTAGGTCAATATTGGGTCCAGCAATCTTGATCAAACACGAACTGTCTTCGTTGGTGACGAAGTGCCGATGCCATTCTTTGTGGTGGTCAGCCGGTGGTTTATCTGCTACATACTCACAAAAATACCCAAAATCTTCCCTTGCTCTTTCAAGAAGGTGCTCATTTTTATTTTCTTTTACCTTAAAGTTCTTGGATGCCGCCCTGGCATTACGTCGATGGGCTAAATGAATATAGGACGGCACAACAGGTATTCAAACTTCTATTGAATACTAACCCTTTTTATTGTGCTTTTGTTTTTGTTCGCGGTATTTACGTGCTTTTTCAAGGGCTGCTTTACGCTTTTCCTTATCATTCATCTCCGTGCCATCCTCGTTCTTTGCTTCTTTTTTCTTGAGGTATTCAAGAAACTGAGGAGGCATTTTGCCTTTGGCCATTTTTATTTCTTCTTGGGAGGCATAGGTTTGCCTTTGGCAGGAGGAACAGCACCCTTACCTTTAGCGGGGGGCACAGCGCCTTTACCTTTGGCGGGAGGAACGGCACCTTTCTTGCCAACTTCTCCTTTGCCTGCGGGGACCATGCCCTTACCAGGTACAAACTTTTTCTCTGCTGCCATGATCAGAAGGTATCTCTTGTTTAAGTATACTGTTGTTTATTCTTCCAGTTGCATCCTGGCCCACACACTCATCGTGGCTTCTTCCAGGGGGAGTTCAATTGGGTCATCCTTGAAGATGAACATGATCTCACGCATTGCTCTATCAGCACCGGCCATCAACAGACCTTTGCGATCTTTGACTGCCGTAAATTCTTCTACTTGTGCAATAGTGCTACGTAGCTCTCGTTGCATGCCAGCAATACGCGCAACACCGTGGTCACGCTTGACGACATTCTCTTCCATCGATTCACGTAGCTTACGAATGTCTTCTTGCATTTCTGCAATTTCGTATAGCAACGTTTTACGATGGTCTGGTTTTGTGTACTTACTTTTTACCCAAGATTCACACGCAATGATACTTCCCTTATAACCAAGGAAACGGCTATAGAGGAAGACTTCAATTACTGAGTAGTTTTCTGAAGCAAAACCAAGGAATGATTCCTGGACTGAGCAGTCTAAACCGTCAACCCAGAAATCAAATACCTCAATATCGATAAGCTCGTTGGGCTTGACCGTAGTCTCGCTCTTCGTCTTTTTGTTTGAACTCTTGCTGTTGTCCAGCAGAGGTTCGCTGCTCTTGTGCTCCCTTACCGATAGTTTTGCGTTCTTGTCCACCTGCATCCTCTGCTTTTTTCTTGGAAAACTCATAAGCCACGCCAGCAGCCTGACGATATTTATCTAGATCAAACCAATCATCAACATTGGATTGATCTTTATTAGCGTCAACACCTGGCGTGGACATGGTTTATAAGCAATGAAAAAAAAATCAGAAGTTGCTCATCATGCCAGCAAGGCCCTGGGAGAAGATATCCCGACGACCTTCAACAGACTTTTGACGTTGTTGACGAGTTTTGGAACCCTCAAGGCGACTAAGGAGCGCTTCAAAATCATCAATGTTAAATGCTTTTGAACCATACTCTTGCTCTTGGGCTTGATTCATCAAAGCCTGGCGCCTTGCGGCGTCTAAATTAGTGTCCCCTTGAAGAGCAGCAATTGTTTCTTCGTAAGTCCTTGCCATAAAAATACCTTTTTGGTAGTAAAACAATTATAGCAATTTTAATTTTAAAAATTAAAACTGCCAACAAGAGAATTATACAGGCTCCCTTGTGATTGTAGCTTGGTTAGTTCCTTGGCGCTTTCGTTTTTAAGTTTCTGTGTTTCCTTATCAATCTCACCTTGTAAGTTTGTCAGGCCAGCACTGTACAAAAATTGGCGACTATCGCGGATATTTTGTTGCGCTTCTTCCAGCTCGGCAGGAGTGCCCTGGAAACTGTCCCCAAAGTTTGGTGTTGCGATACCGGTACGTTTTGCAAGATCCTCGGCCTGTACATTACCCATGGTGGGCATGAGATCTTTTGAGAATTTAAACGTACGTTGGCCTGTCCGTTCTCCTTTTTCGTTAACCGCTTGTGCTCCGTATTTTGTATCGTAGTAATTATCCAGGTAGCTCTGGTTAAATTTCTTTTGGTACTCAGTTCCTTTGTAGAGAGTATCGCGCAAGTCTTGGTTAGACGTGTAATACCCTTGGTTGAAGCGTTCGGTTGCTTTTGTTTTCTCTTCTTCTGTTGCTTGGCGCCCAAGGATTTCTTCGTACGCTGCACCAATGCCAGTTTGGCGGCGACCAGGTAGAAGTTCTTTGGTATAGATATCAGTTAAGTTTGTGACATCCTCCTCGGGCGGAGTCATGTCATATTTTGTAGCGTAATCACGCAGACGAGAAGTTGCGTCTTCGTAGTCCACCAGGCCCTGACGGAGCTGGTTTGTTACTCCTTGACGTAATCCTGCATAGCCAGCGGCACCTGCTGCTTTGCGGGCATCGTCGGCAGCTTTCTGTTCTGCCTTCTCTGCTGCCGCTCGTTCATCAGCAAGAGATTCTTTTTTTTGTTGATACTCTAGGAATTTTGCAAAGGTATCATCCTTTGGAGGAGGATAGTATGTTACTGAAGGAGCGCTGCCACCCATGATTTAACCTGCTAGTGATTCAATGTTAATACGCCTAATTGGACCAAACATTCCCGTTGGCTGTGCTGCGTAACCAGCAATTTTTTCTTGTAGATTACCAATGCGTTCCCGACGTGAAGCTTCCAGGGATT